TACTATGATAGTAAAAGTTAATGATTTTTGGGTGCCAGATAATGACATCCATATAGAAGATTGGAAGTCGGGCAAACCATTTACACAAAATAAATGTTTGCTAAAGTTTAAAGAATGGTGTACGTCTCAACAAAAAAGATTTAGAACAGTAATTGATGTCGGTGCATGGTGCGGAACATGGTCATCTGAGATGTCACAATTTGCAGGTAGTATTAAAGCATTTGAACCCAACAGTACTAACTTCAAGTGTTTAGAAAGAAATGCAGGTAGGTATCCTAATATTAATCCTATGATTTTTGCTTTAGGTGATAAGGAAGGATTTCTCAGCATGACTAAAGATGATTTTACACAGGCACTAAGGATTGAAGAAAGTCAAGGTAAAATTCCAATTAGAACAATAGATTCTTTTGGATGGACAGATGTTGACTTAATTAAAATTGACGTTGAAGGGTACGAAATGAAAGTGTTACATGGTGCAGAAAAAACATTACAAAATACACAATTACTAATGATTGAACTTAACAACAACACAAAAAAATATGGGTCAAGCAATACTCAAATAGAAGGTTACCTAAAAGAAATAGGCTTTTACGAGATAATCAACATTTGGCCCGACAAGGTATATTGTCGATAATTATTAAAAATGGCTAAAGTTTTTATAACAGGAGTGGCAGGATTTTTAGGTTCGCACCTAGCAGATCTGATGATATCCCAAGGACACACAGTTGCTGGTAATGATAATATGATAGGTGGCTATACAGATAATGTGCCACAAGATGTAGAGTTCCATCAAGTAGATTGCACTGATTTAGAAAATCTAACTAAAGCAATGGAAGGATGTGATATTGTATACCACACTGCCGCAACGGCATACGAAGGACTGTCAGTATTTTCTCCTGTGCTGGTTACAAGAAATATATTTGAAGCATCAGTTACAACTATTACAGCGGCCATAAGGAACAAAGTAAAACGTATTGTATATTGTTCAAGCATGGCAAGATACGGTCATCATGATGAAGTACCGTACAAAGAAACTTACGAATGTCGTCCCCAGGATCCATACGGTATCGCAAAAAAGGCAGGCGAGGATGTATTGAGAAATTTATGCGAAACACACGGGGTTGAGTATGTGATCGCTGTACCACACAACATTGTTGGACCAAGACAGAAATATGATGATCCATTTAGAAACGTTATGTCTATCATGTTGAACAGAATGTTACAAGGCAAACAACCTATTATATATGGTGATGGCAAACAACAAAGATGTTTCAGTTATATTGACGATTGTCTGTATTGTTTGAACGCACTTGCATTTCAGGATAATGTTGTTGGTGAAGTGATCAACATTGGACCAGACGAAGAACCTGTTACTATTAATCAATTAGCAGAAGCCTGTGCAAACGAAACTGGAATAAATTTAGATCCAATACATCATAAAGACAGACCCAAAGAAGTAAAACTAGCAACGTGTTCGTCTGACAAAGCAAGAGATTTATTAGGTTATAGTACAGCAACTAATATGCGACAGTCGGTTAAGAAGACAGCAGATTACATTAGATTACGTGGAACAAAAAAGTTTCAGTATCATTTACCTTTAGAAATTATTAATGAACATACTCCAGATACTTGGAAGAATAAATTAATATGATTTCTATCAGTTGTCCATCGCGAGGTAGACCTCAACTAGCAAAAAGAATGATTGATACTGCATATGATACAGCCGCAGATGATATAGAATTTTTGATTTACCTAAATAATGATGATCCCACATTACAAGAATACAAAGATACCATTGATAAGAAACATTATACAGTTGGTCCAAATAGATCTACTTGTTACAGTTGGAATCTAATGGCAGAAAAAGCCAGATACGATTACGTTTTTTTAGCAGGTGACGATATACAATTTAAAACAGAGAATTGGGATACAAAAATGGTTGATGGATTTATAAACTATCCGGATAAAATTTTAATGGCTATTCCTTATGATGGCAAAGATAAAAATAAACCTAAAAATGTATTAAATGCAAAAGAGCCAACACTAATAGGAGACGTTCCTTTTTCATCTCCACATTTTTTAGTACATAAAAATTGGATTAATACTTTAGGTTATTTTGTGCCTCCTTTCTTTTGGCATTGGTACGTAGATACCTATACACAAAAAGTTTCAAGAAAACTAAACAGATGTTTATATTTCCCAGACGTTACAATTAAGGCAAAGAAAGTTTTTGATGACACAGGAAAACAAGTTAGAAAGCATTTAGATATAAATTTTAGAGATGATTACGTATGGAGCAAAATTAGAGAAAGACACCTTAATGCAGATGTTGATGCACTTAAAAAGTTCATTAAGGATTTTAAAAAATGAACATAGCCGGAGTTCATACTACTAAACCAAGAACTCAAAGATACGTTGACGCTTTTGTACAAGGAACGCCAGGGTCATTTAAGATGTTTCATTGGAGAGAATTAAACGAGTTACCAAACGAAACTTTGATAATGTATGGAATACTTGCAGGATCAGGTGAGGTATACAAATGGTGTCAAAAAGAAAACAAAGATTTTTACTTCATGGATCATGGTTATTTTACCAATGCTCATGACAAACCTCATTGGTTAAGGATAACAAAAAATTCACATTGTCAAACCAAACTGTTCAAAAGACCAAACGATCGATATGAACAATACTTTAAACAAAACATCAAACCATGGCATAAAAAGGGGTCTAAGATCCTCATACTGCCCCCTACAAACGCCATTGCTGACTTCTTTGGTGCTACACACTGGCTAGAAAATACCGTTAAAATACTGCGTGAAAATACGGATAGAGAACTGGTTATTAGAGACAAACCATACAATCCAGGCATTACAAAAGACCATGTGGGAGCAACAATTAAAATGGATATACCAACAAATAAAAGTTCTGGACCTATAGACTGGAATGAATATTTTGCCTGTGTAACATACAACAGTAACACAATGATAGAAAGTTTCACTAATGGTGTTCCTGTGTTTTGTGAACAAGATGTTTGCGGAGCGGCACCCATTTCAGAAAGTGATTTTACTAAAATTGAAACACCTGTATACGGAGACAGGATGTCTTTGTTTAGTTCACTTGCTTATAATAATTTTTCTTTGGAAGAAATGCGTGATGGTACTGCTTGGCGTTTACTCATTGATCTCAAATAATTTAAACAAACGATTTGATTTGTTGTTAACTTCAGCAATAATATTAATACTCAATCTATCGTGTCCCGGTTCTTGTCTAGGTGTTACACCATGCACAGATTTATTTGAGTTCAAGAACATTACAAAAGTATTTTCTTTATAACGAATAGTTTTAGATTCCTTTAGTTTTACACTGTTTGTTATTTGTCTACCAGTTCCTGTGACAACGTGACTTATTGATTGTGTGTCGTATATCACAAAATCTCCACCTTTTGCTTTATCTCCTCTTTGCCTCATATAAAGTAAACCAGCATAGATTTCTACCGGATTATCTATGTGAGGTGTTCTTGTTGTTCCTTTGGTAATAGGTTCATGAATTACGAATTGTGTATCAGTGACTATACCTTCGTTTCCTTCTGTGTGTCTAACTTTTACTTTTTCGTCTTTAATCCAACGTCTTTCATTAAACATACGTAACACTAAATTATAAAACTCTTGCGAAGTATGATACTCAAAAAAGTCTAACCAGCATTGTTTTGCTTCAACTCTTTTAGATTTTATAAAATCGTTTGCTAGTCCTCTGTAAGTGGATCCTTCGACTATTGGAAAATTATCTTTAACTGTTTGTACAGGATAGTTTTCATACAATAATTCATATGTTTTTAGTGGTAAGCAATCTTTGATTATTATGTGAGGATATGGGTCAGTGAAATAATCTGTTGCAGGATTAAATTTTTGTAATACAGAATATATATTCATTACGAACTAAAAAGATTTATTAATTCTTTTTTCCAGTCGTCACCATACTCGCAGTCTCGGTAACCATCAAACCACGGTCCACCTTCTGTGTAGTGTAATATTTTTGGAGTCCCGTCATTGGGTTCTTTGTACCAACCTACTAACCAGTTGTACTCTGCAGGCATAGATCCAACTTCATTATCTTCTAACCAACTGAATCTATGTAGAAATTTTGGTGACTCTTCGTTTAACAATTCTGGTGTTAGTATTTTGTTCTTAGGATGTTCGCAGTTCCAAAGTACCATGCTAGACCAATTCTTTCTTGGATATACTGTTTGTGTTTGACCATCCATTTTAGTTGTTTCTTTAGGTGTGTAATCATGCTGTACAACCACAACTGCTTTAGATGGATCACAATATTTTATAAGTTCATGTGATGGGATCTTCCAAAGGAAATCACAATCGCAAAACACTGCCCACCCTTTAAAATCGTTTAGGTATGGTACAAAAAATCTTGTAAATGTAAATTCTGTGGATGCCAGTTTGTCTACAGGACGAGTATACAACCCTTGATCTCTCATCTGTTTTTGTTTTAATGGGATAACTTCTGCTGATGGATCTCGTCTTTTAATTGAGTGTTCACATACTTGATATGCTATGTCTTCACGACTATCGTGTCCTATGTATATTTTCATCTTGCTACTAATCCGTGTATATCTTTCCAATTATTTACACGTATAATATCAGGGTGTTCAAAATCTCGATTGTATGGATGGTCGATTAATATAGGCTTTAAACCGTATTTAAGGCCTGCTAGTGCATTGTGAGGCTTGTCCTCTACCCAATATAGTCCAGTATCGTGGAACTCTGCTAATGCGCCGTCCTTGTCTGCTCCAGTGCCTAGTATATGATAATTTGTAAAGACATGAGCACCAAACAGTTCGCCCATTCTTTTTTTACGAAGTTGTTGTGCTGGTATATCTGATGTTTGTGAAGTAATTGGTATAAGTGTCCAGCCTTCAGCGGCTAACAATTTTACCCATGTTTGAGATTCTAACATTGGTCTTTGTGTGCCCATCCATGCACTTCTATTAAACTCTCTAATTTCTTTCCTTATTTCTTCTTTGGTTACACCAAACCTTTCGGCCATTTCGTATGTGTTTTGTTTGTCTGGGAGTAATCTATGCGGGTGATATCTTGCACTTCTCTCATCGAACAGTGTTCGTTGCAACATCCATTTTGTAAAATGGTGTTCCCATTCTAATAGTACACCGTCAACGTCTGTTAATATTATTCTATTTGATTGTGGCATCTTCCATTCCCGCTACTCTGAGTTTAACAATGTTTGTTATTTGCCATTGTTTCTGGTCTAATCCTTTGGTGATGCCTAACCATTGGTTTCTTAATAATGCGAATTCATTAATAATTTTTTCTAAGTCTACAACATCTGCTTCACCGTCGACGTACTTGTCAGCATCACGTGAAGTTAGTGCTCTGTTATAACTTTCTAAAAACTTTTTAAAAGTTTTAGATCTAAGTCTTCTTTTTTCAATATTTAGGTATTCTAGTATTGCTTCTATTTCTTGTAATTGGCTGAATCTTTGTTCAACAACACCAGGCATTGACGCTGATGCTTTTTCTAAATTACCCCAAATAGAACATTCTTTTCGTGCTTGTTGATACTCTGTTTGATAATGATTAATACACTCTGGAATGAGTGAGATGTCTTTGCTTACTCTAGTATACCAATTCGTCATCGTCATATGAATCCTCTTCATCATTTTCAAATACATTACCAACTGCTTCTTCTAATTTAGGATCGTAGTCAGATGATGCTTTAAGTTCTTTGTCGTCAACACCTAAATCTCTTAATGTATTGATAAAATCAACTGCTCCGTCTAATTTATTTCTTTCTGGTAGGTAGTGTGAAAATGAATTCCATATACGTTCAATATCTTCGTGGGTCATTTCTGCCATTTAGTCTTCCTTTGGTTGTTCAACTGTTTCATTAGTTGCTGTAGATAATTTATCAAAATCAGACATCAACATATCTAATTTATCTCCAGTCCAGGCTTTTCTAAAGTCTAAATGCTCCTTTCCTTTTGAATCAACGTATTTTAATCTGTTTCCTTGCTGTGTTAATACACCTTTTTTCTCAAAAAGATCTACTAATCCACTATATGGATCCATACCAGTGTCATAGGGAATTTTAACTTGTACTGCTTCAAATGGTTTAGCATATCTTGTTTTCATTACCTTACAACCCGCTCTAATACCTCGTACATCTGTAACTTTATTGCCTTTTTCGTCTTCCTTCAATTTTAGTTTCTTCATTGCAACTACAATACTTGATGCATAGATAAACCCTTGTCCACCTGATATTTTGTCATCAGGATCAAACATATCTTGTGATGCATATGTGTGATTGGTTGCTATTAATCCTACATTCCAACTACCAAACATATTAACACAATTTCTTACTAGTGCCGTTAGTGCCTTAGGTTTTCTACCTAGGTCACCTTTCATTTCGCCTGCTTCGAATTGATTTACATCTGTGGGAGTAAGCATCATACCTAAAGAATCAATAACAAATAATACCTTAGGTGCATTTTCTTTGTCTTCTGAATGTGTGTCTTTATAACCTTTCATAAACTCTGAAATAGTTTTTGCTACATCATCGATCATGGATAAACTTAATTTCAAAAGTTTATCTTCTGATGTATCTACTTTTAATGCTTGTAGCCATGCTTCATCTAATGCATTCTCAGAATCAATTAATATAACAAATATACCTTGGTCTTGTGCATTTTTAATTACATTACCTGATGCAATATACGATTTACCTGCTCCAGACTCTCCGGCAAGTACTGTTACTTTGCCTAGTGGTATACCTTTGTTAAAGTCGCCAGTCATCAAATAGTTTAATGCATAATTTCCTGTTGATATCCAATCTGTTGGATCGCTGAATCCAATACCTAATCCTTGTATTGATTTTGTAATACTTTTTCTAAATTTTGTTGCGTCGAATACTTTTGTCATCTTTATCCCTTATATTAACATACTAGACCCTGACCGTCAATTGAAAATCAGGGTCTGGTAATTTTTTATATTATTGACTTTGTCTGCTTCTTATCAGTTTCAAGATATCTTCTGCTCTTTTGGCACTATCTCCGTTTGGAGTAGCCTCTGGAGTAAGATTTGTTCCTGGCGTTGGTGCGACTGGCTCTGGAGTAACAGTAGTTTGTGCTACTGCTTCAGTTACAGGTGCCGTTACTGGTGCCGCTGTTGCCGGTTGACTTGCTACTGGAGTAGATACTCTAGGTGCAGAAGTTCCTGCAGGTCTAAAGTATTGACCATATTTCTCAAGATCGTAAGCCTCACCATCAACAGATTTTTCAAATAATTCTTTAATTATTTTTACTTCTGCTTCAGTTGGTTCTTTAGGTCTATAGTCTGATAGGTTATGTAAACCGTGTGTTTCGATTGCGGCTCTCTCTGCCTCGTCTAATGCACGTTCTCTTCTAGACCATTTTGATGTTGAGTAGTCAGCATATCCACCTTTAGACGTTTTAGTGATTCTAAAGTCTACACCTTTAACAGAATCAGTTGGTAACTCTTCCATCTCTGGATCAAGTAACGCACTTCTGATGATGTTAAAGATTTGAGGACCAATTATAAATCTTCGAATTGGATTCTCAGGTGTTGTCTCTTCGTTTAGGGGATTCGTTGTAACAAAACCTTGGAAAATATAACTTTTCTTTTTCCAATATTTTCTACCCATATCTTCCATGCTCTTGTCTTTGAACCATGGTCTAACTTCTGTTAGTACTGGGCAAGTTTTACCATACATCTCCATACACGGTACTTGTACCTGAACTGGTCTAGAATCTGTTTGACCTTTGATACCTGCAAAAGGTAGTTTGATCATATTCCTTTCAGTCCAGAAAAACGTATTAGCAGTATCCTTATCAGGTAAAAACCTAAGAACTGCTTCTTGTCCTTCTTGTATATTCCAATGTGGGTAAATTGCGTTGTCACCGCCGGATGATGAAGTGGAGCGATTCACTTCTTGTGTTTTTAACTTCGCTCTTATTTCAGCCAATGTAGCCATAATGTAAGCCTCCTTGTGTGCCTATGTTTGTTTTAATGTGCCTAAGTGTATATCAGACATTACGTATAATAT